TCTTTTCGTCGTACACGAACGCCTCGCAGTCCTGACAGTCTCGGTGTGCTACCTCGGGGTGCAGGATTGTCAGCCGCACCCCCTCCGCTAGTTTTTTGCGGTGTCCCCCGACTCGGTGGCTCCACAGAGGATCGTCCACAGCTTCAGCACGAGGGGATTGACCAGCCGTTTGACTGTATCCGCAGAAACAGGCACTGATTCTCCAGACGGGCCGGTGATGTTCCACGCGACGAGCTTGCCCGCGATCAGATCGCAGACCAGCCGACTCCAGCCCGCTTCGTCCAACCCTTTTGACTTGGCAAGGTATTCCGCGAAGTCGGCAGCAGCCATCGGGCGAAATGTGATGTTGATCTCGTCCCACAGATCGCACGCGGGAATGGTCGTCTCTCGCGTGTAGCCATCGGGAATGTACGGGCTCGGCATCGTGTCGCCTTATGCTGTGCTGTCGCTGGTGATGACCAGTTCCTTCGTGGCTCCACTGCTGCGGGCCGATCCCGACAGCGTAAGGAGGATCTCCCCGGGACCACCAACCACCGGGGAAGCATCCGGCACCATGAATGCCGCCACCGCAAATGTAATCGATCGATTGCCGTTCGTCAGCACGAAGGTAGCCGCTGACGCCCCGCCGGTGTTGATCCCGTAGAGGTCGACCTCATCCGAGGTATACGGCACCGTGAGCGAGAGAGTAACGTCCCGGCCCTCCGTGTGAATGTCGGTCGCGCTCTGTGAATTCGCGAATCGGGCATTCAACCGGTTATCAATCGTCAGTTCCCACTGCGTCACCGTGCGGGCTGTTCCCTCGATGGTGCAGACCGCATCGGACCACACATAGGGCGGGTCAGTCGGGGCAGAAATCGTCGGGAATGATGTGGCGGAGACCGTCTCCGTTTTCCCGAGGATGTCCACATCCAATTCCAGAGGCCCGCCAGCAGCCGCACGGAACACCGCTCGACCGATCTTGCAGCCACCATAGACGAACCTCTTCGCCACGCGATCCAACAGCACATCAAACGTCTGCAGGGTCTCGGCGAACGCGAAAACGTCGGTTGCCTCATTGGCTCCCATGATCCGGGGGAGGATCAGGTCCAGCATCGACGGCGTAGCGTGAAACTGAATCCCACCGCTCACCCGATAGATCCCATCCCGAGTCCGCTCAATCGGCAATGATCGCGTTCCCCGGATTCCCGAGGTTTCCACGATCTCCTGCTGTTTCCGCAGACTCTCGCCGATGAACTCGTACGACTCGGTGTATGATCCGATCGCCGTTCCCGCCGCCGCCATCGACAGGCGGGACTGGTGTCCCATGCTCGCATCAGCCATCAGCTTATCCCCTGGTTGATTCGTGACGCCACCGCATCGGCCAACCGTTGGCTAATCTGCGTGACAGTTGCTTCGTTCAGTCCGACATGTGGACGGGCTGGCATCCGCTTTGTCCCCGTCTGGTGGAAGTGTGCATATTCGACCTCTGTGCCGAATGTCAGCCAGCTTGGCCCCGTGATCCAGATCGTATCTTGAGTGCCGTTCGGTGTCGTGAGTGACTCGAACATCCTGCCGGTATCAACGAGGATCGCTGAGTGCTCCTTGCGGGCGATTGTCACTGGAGACAGGGGAGCCCATGCCGTGCCATCCGGCCCAAACTGGCCCAGGTACATTTCCCGTTCCCAGTTCTGGATCAATCCAATCGACTCATCGAGAGCCTGCGTGTACGTGTCTTTTGCCGCGTCGTCTGCCGCCTGCAACACCACATCAATCAGGGCCCCCAGACTCGGCAACATGCTCACGTCCTGCCCTCCCGATTCGTGATCCGCAACACGAACCCAGACACGAACAGATCCCGGGCAAACGCCGTTTGATCGACGATTGCCAAGGGCTGGAGCGACATGTTGTAACCGCGTGTCGAGTCCAATCGCTGATTAGAGAACGCCTTGCGAACCGTCTGCCGCCACGACAGCCGCTGATCGAGTCCCAACCGCTGCTTGTCTGTCGGCTCCTCCGCGTCGATCCGCAGAGATGCCACAAGGGCCACGAGAACAGGATAGGTCACATCGTCGCGGACATTGCTGGCAGCCGTGATCGCCTCTGCACCGAATGGGCTGATGATCACAGCGGGCATCCGCTCCGATGGCAGGCGGGCAATCTCAACGGCTGCACTCTGGCAGACGACGACATTCGCACGAGAGATGCCCGGCAGGTCCAACGCCTGAACCTGCGATTGCACGGTCTCCAGAATCGTGGTCAGTTCGGCAGGCACTAGACTTGCCTCCGACAAATGACCGTCCAGCGAGTATCCAGCGTTGCTTGGCTCGTGCTCAGCACCCGCCAGCGGACGTTCGAGGCATCGATGATGATGTCATCGACCTGCACGCCTCTTGCGCCGGCCTGCGTCGCGTTGAGGGAGAATCCCTTTTCATCCCCCACGACGTCGATTCCTGCCGCGTTGAGACGCTGCCGATTGACCACACCTCCGACCGCGTTATCGATCGTCACCGACGTAGCACCATCGGGGCGGATCTGCCGCAGTGTGACAGTCTCGCCGTTGTCAAAGATGGTGTAGTCCCCGTCGATGTCCAGCGTCATGTGGTCGCCTCGCCGATCTCTTCAAACGCACCGACCGCCGCCGCCTGCAGGTTGTTCAGCGACATGATCTGGCCAAGGATCGCGGTCCGGTACCCGTTCCAGTCCACCTGCTGCCCGTCGATGTTGTAGCTCGGCTTCGGGTTCGCGGATTCGGTCGCCAACGCCGCGAGAAGGTTACTTCGGATCGTCGCGATTTGCTCAGCGTCGGTTGCCATTAGGCCGCCTCAATTTCCAGCTTCTTCCTGGTGAACACAGTCCCGCCGTTGCCGCTGCCGTTAAACGCTCTGATCGCGTCCTCCACGCTCTCCGCCTCAACGGTTCGCCATTCCTGCGTACCGATAGGCCGGAGCCTCCAGCGAGGCAACTGGACGCCTTGCGGAGACTCCTCCAACACCGCCACGGTTTCCACGCTCTCGACAGGCTCGACCGCCTTTTCCTTATGCTGCTTCGCCACGCTCAATGCTCCAAAAAAGAACCCCCGCCAGCTTGTGGCCGACGGGGGCGTATTGTGTCGGCCTCATCAGCCTACTAGGCAGTGCACTTGACCATCGCACGAGGTTCGATGGTGGCATACGCACCGCGTTCGCTCGCCTTGAACCGCATCACCACATCCTGCGTGAACTCCGCCTCGTTGTTGGCGGGAGCCTGCACGACCGTGAGGGGCCAGTTCTGCATGTACCTGAACGCTCGCCGAGGATCGCCCAGGTACCAACTGGTATCCGTGTTCATGCGGGCCGCCAATTGGTTCGTGCTCACGATGGTATAGTTCGTGATCGGGTTGCCGGTCCTGGTCTCCGTGGGATTGCCAGTCGTGGCATACCCGGGAGTCGCAACCGTGATCTCCGTCGCGTTGATGATCCGCCGGGCAGTGTAGAGCAACTGCCGAGTACAGATCAGGTGAGACGGATTCAACAGGATCGGCTCGCCGGTCTCAGGGTCAAGCATCCCCGAGAACAACTGCTCCGCCGCGTCGATGTCGGTCCAGTCAACCAGACCGTTTGACCCCGCGAGATTGTCCCATGTGTGACTTCCGGAGTTGTCCCCGTAGGTCGCAATCGTGGTGTCCCGCCAGCGGTAGCGGTGATCGGTGACGTTCTCATCGATCACGCAATCGATCGCCCGCTTTTCCTTGTTCAGGCCGAGGGCTTCACCGACGCGACGACACCGATCCTCCAGCACGCCGGTACGATCGAAGAAGATCGCTTCCTTGGTGACCTCGACGATCAGCCCCCGCTTGGTAGTCGTGGGAGTGTCGATGTAGGTCTGGGAAACGCCCGCCTTCGGGTACGGCTGGCCCTCGTCGACGATCAGGGCTTCGTCACCGATGCCGCTGATGCCGGGGATACGCTCGCCGTTGAACTGCGTATTCACCACGGGGATGATGCCCGTGAACACGAAGGCTTCCTGTTCGTATGCCTCCATGACCGCGTTGTAGAGCAGTTGGCCGCTGATCTTGGCGAACTGACTCGACGCCACCACCGAGGCGGTTTCCCGCAGTTCGGTCGATCCGTTTTCGCCGGGGGCGTACATCCCGACGATCTCGCGACCATCAGGGACAAACGCCTCGAACAGCTTGCGGATCGAGAAGTCCGAGAACCGGATCTCCTTCTTTCGCAGTCCTTCCGACAGATCGGCGTTGAACCGATCCACTTGACCATCGCGTTGGGCAGCCTCAAACAGCCGCCGAAGTTGCGTAACGTTCACCATTGCTCGCTCCTTTCAGCGGGACTGGGTGCAGGCGACATAATCGACGTTGAGCGTCTCGTTGTTCGCTCCGCCGTTCTTGACGCCAAGGGCAATCTGCATCTCGGTAGCCGAGGTGAAGATGTAGTCGTGTTGAGCGCACAGCACGCCATCCACGAAGAACGAAACGTAGGCATTGGTCGAGCTGTACGGCATGTACTCGATCCGCAGCACCTGGTAGGCCGCACCGCCCGCCGTCTGTGCTTTCTTCGACAGGTTGTTAACGTTGCTGGCGGAGAGTTCGTTGGTCGTCTGTGTCGTGCTGTTGCTGGTCTCGGTCTGCCAGACAGTCCCGCCGTCGACCTTGAAGAACACTGCCCCGCTGTACGATGCGGGAGGGCCTGCCCCGTTGTCCTGCAGCGAGTTCGCACCAACGGCATCCATCACACCGACGAGGACGTTCGCGTCGTCCGTGTTGGCTTCGGTGAACTGGACGCGGGCTTCGAAGAGCAACGGCTTGTCCGCCGCGAACTTGAAGACCTCATTCGCCGATTCGACATAGGCTTCGTCGTTGTCCGCCACAGTACCATCAGACGGCACGAGGGCGAGAATCCCGCCCGCCGCATCGCCAACGCTGGCAGTACCCGAATCGGTGAGAGTGGTCACCCAGTCCGCCGAGTCAACGTCTCGGGTGAAATCGTCTTGGATCGTGAATTGGTTGCGCCGCAGCAGAAGCTCGGGCAGCCCATCGGTTCGCACCGCCATTGCGGCCTCCTTTAGTTGGAACGAATGGCAGCGATAAACTGCCGGGAATCACTGGGATACGACAC